ACTACTGCGTGGTCTAGTCATTATACCATAGCGTAAAGCATCATACAAGTGATCTTCTGCTTTGGTGTCTACATCTTCTGGATTCTTTTTGTCCAGTGGGATGCTTGGTATCTGTGCTATAGTATTCACACAGTTATTCATAAATACTAACATAGGTTTTTCAGTGAACTCATCTATCTTCAAACGTCTATGTATTTCGTTTTTACCTGCGATACGTGAGCCTCGTGAACGGTCAGAAGGACGCCATCTACAGCCTTTCGCATTCATCTGTTCAGCAAGTGATGGCCCAGTATCGCCACGGTTGTGCCACAAAGAACTATCAAGCACACCGTATCTCATACCACCATCTTTGGCTTCTGCTTCTAATATCATGTCTGCTAGATCAGAAGCTATTACTTTAGATACGTATAACTCTCTATATACTATGAGTTGTTCATCAGGAGCAACAGTAAACCAAAGAACCCCAGTATAACTGCCATACCCATAATCACATGCCCTAAAACGTACCCACGACTCAGGAACTTCAAAGTGTTCGATAACGTGGGCAGTTCTGTCAAATTCGGGAAAGGCTGCTCCTTCGTTGATATCCCAGTTCCCTTCGAGGAGTTGCTTCCTCTGATGCTCTGGTAGTGATAGGAGCATGGCTTCATAGTCACCCTCTTCGGCAAGGTATGGATTATCGAAGAGTGACGCAGGAATAAACCTACGCTTAAATAGAGGCTGGCCTTCCTTGCTGTGTCCTTTAGGGAATGTAATGGTTTTACCAGTTTCAATTTCTGTTGCCCAAAAAGGTTTACCTGCAGGGGCAGGATCAATAAACATTTTCTTTACCCAAGAATGTCCAGCACCACCTGGGTTTGTTGTAGCTCTCATGTAAAGACCTAGTTGCTTACCGTGAGCGCTACGAAGACGTGACCTCATATAATCCCAAGCGTAAGGTGTAGGCCATTGAGTAAGTTCGTCAAATCCAATCCAGTTAAATGCTTGTCCTTGATACCTAGTAACATCCGTATCCTTATCAAGGTAAGACATCCATAACCGTCCACCTTTAGGAGATACCCATTGAGACTTACGCTCTGACCATTTGATTCCTGGTACGGCACGTGGGTATAACTCCTGTGACTTCTGTATAAGTTCCCTTAGTTCTTCAGTTGTATGTCGTACAAGGAGTCCAGAGAAGTTAGGATCATTTAAGCCGTGTAGTGGATCTGCAAGCATAGCATAGGATTTGCCACCACCAGCAGCCCCTCCATACAGAACTTCTCGTTCAGAAGAACTCAAGAAGGATGTTTGTGGACCCTCATTAGGTTTGAATACAACCTTCTGTGCTTCTTCTACGTCATACTCAGGTGCTACTACCTGCGCTGGAATCTGGGGGGTTTCGATTTCCGCTGGCTTCTGAGTATGCTCCGACTCCTTGCTTTTCGAGCTTCTCGATTTGCGAGAGCGTTTCTTCGAGCCACTTGGCAAGCTTGCGCTTAATTGCATATGCTTTTCTACGTTTCTGCTCAACTTCTATTCTCTTTTTTAGACCCATGTGTGATATGTATCGGCCTGTTTCTTGACTCAACCAATGTGCTACTGCTCTGTAACTATACTGCTTGAGGTGCTGTTTTGCAAGCTCTAACGCTTCTAGCTCATGTTCAACAGGAACAAGTAGCTTATCATTTTCTGGATGCACTTCATAGCCAAAAGGAACTTTAACAGTTGTCCTTACTATTACGTGCCATTCTTTGTTGTGGTTCTTGGGGGGCAGAGGTAGTTGCCAGAATCCCAATTCTCTTTGAGGTATTATTCGTTTGCACCTTCTTTTGGTGGTAAATAGAAAATGCCACCACCGCTGGTGACATCCACTTTGTCTACTTTACCAAGACCTGCTCTGTCAAGCACATCTTTGGCGGCTATCATTTTTTCTTTGATACCCAACTGAGTGGGATCTTGCAGAGCGCCCATAAGTGCGAAAGCAGCTTTCGGGGCAGTCCTAGCAAAGTAAGTCCTAGTTTTTTCAGCGATTTCATCTTTCAAAGCCTCCACTATTGCTGTTGTGCTGGAGTTGTCGCCATAGCCAGCTAACTTCTTAGCAGCTACAACATCGCCTCCAGCATCATCAAATAATACATCCAAGAACCTTTGTTGTCTTTCAGTTAATGTCCTTGCCATAAATTGCGTTCCTTATTTCTGATCTACCTATTCCTAGATCATTTAGTTCTCTATCAGACAGCATGTGTAGAATTCTAAAGTCTGCACGTTTTTGTTGTCTGATTACGTGGTTAGCCCACATTCTTTTTAAAATGTTTTTCATGTACGTTCTCCTTGTTTGTACAAGGGTAGTTATACACAAATGTTAGCGCTATAGTACTGCTAAGTTGGAATAGCCGTTATGCTATCTAGTCAAGTTAAAGAACTCTTTAGCTGAAACTAAAACTTGACATCCACCACTAGCAGCATCATGGCAAACTAGCTTATCACCAGCATGTAAATGTAATACATCTCCATCTATTACTTTGTACACATCATTAGCTGTTATTGTTTTAGTATTTATTACATTACTATAACCTTGGCTACTTGCATGATACCATTGTATGGTCATCGTTTTATTAGTACTAGCGCCATTAATTACTTGTAAAAGATCTATTTCAGCATCAAATGCAGGAGGAACTGTATACAATACATCACCACTAGCACCGCCAGAAGTAGCAGACACTGTTAGTCCTTTTGTTATATTATTGTATTCTCGTGACATTTACTTGATGCCTTTTTTGTTTCTGACTGCTTTTGGTAGCTTCTTCAAACCTTTTTGAATAGTATAGCCGTTATGCTATCTAGTCAAGTTAAAAAACTCTTTACCTGACAATACAACCTCACAACCACCACTAGAAGGATCGTGGCACACTATTTTATCACCAGAATGTAAATACATTATAGTAGAAACTACATCATAGGTATCATTACCTGCTATACTTTTATCATTTAATATTGTGTGATAAGTGTTAGTTTCTGCGTGATACCATTGTATAGTAATCTTTTTAGTAGAGTTTGCACCGTTTGTTACATGTAAAAAGTCTATTTCTGTATCAAACTTATAAGGAGCAGTATACAGCACATCACCACTAGTACCGCCAGAAGTAGCTGCAACAGTTATAGCTTTAGTTACTGTGCTGTAATCTCTAGATACCATTTACTTTTTTATCTTTTTCATTGGTCTAGCTGGAGGATTAGATGCACCACAAGCTACACCACCATGTGCCATGTTGTTAGTCTTCTTAGCCATGCCACCATAGCTATAACCCATTTTCTTTGCTACTTCTGGTGCAGCTTTCTTTAATGCTTTCATACCTTTATTCATAATACCACCTTTATTCATGTTATGATAACCAGTACCCCCACAATGAGCGCACCCTTTGCCTTTACACTTTGGACACTTCTTTTTCAAGTCCTCTTCCTCCCTGACGCTGTTACAGACCATTTAACCTTTGCTGGCCCAGTTTTCTTTCTTGCTTCTGATTTACTTATTCTACTAGCTACTGCCTTTGGTCTACAAGCAGGGTATGGTCTGTTCTTGTCCTTGCCCCCAGAACGCCCACACTTTTTACCTGTCTTTACGTCACGCCAGTCTTCCTTGAACCACTTAGTCAGTCCACCTTCAGCAAAACCTCTACGACTTTCTAGTACGTGCTTTGACCTTTGCAACTGCGCCTCCCTTACTGTAAGTACCCCCACGTGCTTTATAGGTCTTTACCAACCACGCACTTCCATATGCACTAGGCCATGTCTTAAATTTTTTCTTAGCTTCTGACTTTACTCTTGAATACAAAGCTTTGTTCTTAGGTGTTGCCATTATGTACGCCTCGACTTTGTACCACTACACTTCCACTTCTTACGAGATAGACGTAGTGGGCTGTTTGGATTAGCTGCTGCTTTTGGATGCTTCTTCATTTGACCAGCGCTTCTTGCACAGTAAGAATCACCTTTACTAGTTCCTGGTCTAATACGCTTACCACCATCCTTAGCTCTACCAGCTTGACCATAGCTTACTTTGATCTTACGTCCTGTCTTAGGGTTAGTAGTTGTCTTGGCAAACATCTTGCCTTTTGCTGGTTTAGCCATGTTATCCTCTACAGTGGGTTACTTGCTAGTTCATCATAGGCTTTCCAAATGTCATCTACTTCTGTTTGTAGTACATCTAGCTTGTCACCTATGCCATCTGTAATAGTAGTAGCTTTATCAACTTGTGAGCGTAAGTCAAGTAAAACTTTCTGCTGCTCTAGTAACTGCTGCATATTTGTAGTCAACTGTGCCATCTTGGAAGCTAGTCCACGTACATCGTTGTCTATTACAGCTTGTTCTACTGTTTGTATTCTACTTGTTATCGTAGCTTGTAGTTGTGTTATATTGTTTGTTAACTGTTGCACATTTGCAACACTTTGATTGTTTAGGGTTGTTTCGGCTTCTGTTAATTCGTTTGCTGCAAATGTTTTTGCTGCTGTTATATCTCTGTCTGTGTCATTGCGTAATTGAGTTAAGCTTTTTTGTAGTTCTGAAATTTGCTTTGCGTTTGCGCTGGTATTACTAAGTGCTGAACTTACGCCATCCTCTACACCGTAGAACCTGTTGAGAGTATCGTAGCCCCAATAGACACCGCCTGATACAGCAGATAGAACTGGCAGAGCCACTGCAACCATCCAACCTTTAACGTTGAATCCACCTATACTAAACTCCATAGCCATTACTCTGGCATAGTTCCGTACTGTGCTACATACTCACCAGCATCGTACAAGGATTCTGCATCCTTGAAGTCTGGTGTTAGATAGCCTTGCCAACCAGAGCCAAACCCATCGTTATCCCAGTTAATTACAAACTCATCCATAGCTTGAGTGTATGTAATCGTTGTATAGTTGCCCACCAAGAAGTTATTCTGAGTGGCATAGCTGTCGATACTAGCTGTAAGATCTGTGTTGTTTGCAGCCGCCATGAAAGCACCTGCTTGTTGGGCATAACTTTCTACTTGTGCTACAGCTTGGTTGTACGCATCAACTTCTGCTTGATCTATGCTGTACTCTTCCTGCCCTAGCAATCCTTGTAAAGCTTCTTGTTCTGGTGATGTATCGGCTGCTGCTGCAGACTCCATTACAGCTACACCTGCCATAATCTCACCAGTAGCATCTGTGAGTAAGTCTAACGCTTCATCTAAGTCATTCATACTAGCGCTATACTCTTGCATGAACAACTGCTGTGCGTTCTCTGCTGTAGAGTAATCGTGGTTAGCTACAAGATCCTTAGCCTCTATGTAAGCGTCAAACTCTCCCTGTGTAATAAGTCCATCGTTAAATGCGTCATCTACTACAACACCGCCCAGCGCAGAGTATCCTAATGCACCTACTGTTAGTGTCGCACCATCTTCTACTCTTTTCTTGATAGCACCTAGTGAGCTAATCAGTGCGTCAATCTTCTCCTGGCCTGTCAGGGTTAGGTTCAGATCCACTATCTCCAGTTCCAGTGTTATTGGCTCTGGTTCTATTAGTGGTTGACTTAGATCCAGCCCTCCTGATCTTGCTTGTCCTGAAGCGATCACTAATGGAAAGCTTAGGGCTAGTATCTTCAGCAATAACTTCTTCTTCATATTCTTCTCCCACTCTTAATAGAGCATCCCAAAATTCTTTATCTAAACTATAACCTACTACAAATACTTCAGGGTTCTCTCTGTATTTGTTAACTGCATTCTTGCCCATTAATAGTTTGCCAGTGCGACTATCATTTATCGGACACGGAGTATTAGCTAACATCATACTCCTAAACACTGTTGGATCTTGGCACATAACTGAAATGCCTGATACCTGTAATCCTAACCCACCAATCTGCTGAGGTAATCCTAGTAATCTAGCATTCTTCCTGCGATTACAGTGGTCATCCTGTTGCATCTCACCTTTGGACATCCCAATTATACTT